GGCTCTCTTGAATATATTCAGCAAATGACATGCACGCTCATTTTCGACACAGAAACCACTGGCCTCATTGACAACTCCCTGATCAGGGAGCAGCACCAGCCTAGGATAATCGAGTTCTTCGGCAATGTGATCAATGAGAAAGGCAAGGTCATCGAGGAGTTGGAGTTCTTCGTGGACCCTGGCATCCCCATCCCACCGATCATCACCAAGATCACCGGCATCAATGCACAGACCTTGAAGGGTGCTAAGCCATTCAACGAACATGCTGATGCAGTCATCAAGTTGATTGGGTCTTCGGATGCTGTGGTGGCTCACAACCTGAGCTATGATCATGCCATCATGGAGTTTGAGATGCGGCGGCTGGGTCTTCAGCCAGAGTGGCCTGACACAATGGTGTGCACTGTTGAGGAGACTGAATGGTTCAAGGGTCACCGGCTCAAGCTGCAAGACCTTTATGAGTATTTGTTTGGCGAGGTGTTTGAGAATGCCCACAGGGCACGCAACGATGTTGATGCTCTTACCCGGTGCTTCAATGAGCTCAGGAAGCGAGGGGACATCTGATGGCACGTATCCGCACAGGCTATTCCTTTCGCAATGCTGTGGGCAAGCTGGACAATGTCATTAAAAGATTGTCCGAAATACACAACGAGGATGGAATCTACCCAGCTGCACCTATCACCGACAGAGCAAGTGCATTTGGCTGGGTGCGCTGGTCGAAGCTCTGCGAGGACCACGACGTAAGGCCTGTGTTCGGGGTTGAGCTGGCTGTGACCAAGTCCATCAATGAGAAGCGACCGGTTGCTGACCACTGGACATTCATAGCTGGCAAGAGCCTCGTGCCAATCAATCAGCTCATAGAGCTAGCCACGCAGCAATTCCGGTATCAGCCATTGCTGACCTATGAGCAAGCCTTGGCCAGTGGTGTAACAGTTATCGTCGGGCACCGTTCAGACCTGGACTCTGTTCCTCTTGGCAAGGACATATACATCGGCCTGGGCCCAGCCACCAGCAAGGGTTACATCGCCAAGGCTCTGAAGTTGAAGCATCAGCTGATTGCTGTGAGCGATAACAAGTATCCTTGGGCAAATGACCAAGGATTTTACGAGGTGGTGTGCGGCCGGAATGCCAGCACCCAATCGTACCCTCAGCACATATTATCGGACAAAGAGTGGAAGAAGGCAGTGTCTAAGGCTGTGCTCAGCCCTAAAACCCTACGCCAAGCGATGCTGAACACAAAGTCTGTTTTAAATAAATCTGTGGCAAAACTTGAGCAAGCTCATTTACTAATTCCGGAGAAGCCAAAGGCTTTACTGACGATGTGCCTTGAAGGTGCAGAGAAGTATGGCATTGATTTGAGCGATCCAATTTACAAAGAGCGCATGGATTATGAGCTTGGGCTGATAGCTGAGAAGCAATACGAGGATTATTTTTACATCGTCGCTGACATCTGCGAGTTCGCTCGCAGCAGGATGATTGTTGGACCGGCTCGTGGTTCGTCGTGCGGAAGCCTTGTGTGCTACATGCTTGGCATTACAACCATTGACCCAATCCCCTATGGCCTTATCTTTGAACGGTTCATTGACATCAACAGGGATGACTTGCCAGACATTGACATCGACTTCTCTGATCAGCAGAGGCAGCTGGTCTTTGATTACATCAAAGACAAGTATGGCAAGGAGCGATGCGCTCGGCTCGGCACAGTGGCCATGTACAAGTTCAAAAGTGCACTGGGTGAAAGCGGTGCTGCCCTTCACGTCCCCCGGTGGAAGTGCGATGCTGTGAGCGAGTCAATGATCGTGCGGTCATCAGGCGACTCACGTGCACTGAACACCCTCGAGGATACGATGAAGACTATGCCGGCTGGCATTGAGCTGCTGGAGGAATTCCCTGAGATGATGGTGGCCACCAAGATGGAGGGTCACCCACGGCATTACTCCCAGCATGCGGCTGGAATCTGCATCGCTCAGAACCCCATCACAGACACCATCCCCATTGACCACCGCTCTGGCGCCACCATGTGCGACAAAAAGGATGCTGAGGATTTGAACCTGCTCAAGATTGATGCATTGGGCCTGACCCAGCTGAGTGTGTTTGAAGATTGCCTTGAGCTGGCAGGATTGACCAGAGACGAGCTGGGTGATATCCCACTTGACGACAAGGCTGCATTTGATGTCTTGAATGATTCACATTTTGCTGGCATCTTTCAATTCAATGGGATGGCCCTGCAATCCATAATCAAGCAGTTCAAGGTGAAGTGTTTCGACGACATCGTCTGTGTCACTGCGTTGGGTCGGCCAGGTCCACTAGCCTCTGGCGGTGCCCATGAATGGATCAGGCGCAAGAATGGCATCAACCCAATCACCTACCCTCATGAGATATTTGAGCCTTACCTGAAGGACACCATGGGCATCGTCCTGTTTCAGGAGCAGGTGATGCAGATTGGTAAGGAGATTGGTGGCCTTGATTGGGAAACAGTCAGCACACTCCGCAAGGCGATGAGCAAGTCACTGGGCAAGGAATACTTTGACCAGTTCGGTGACCCTTGGAAAAAGGGTGCACTGGCCAAGGGTGTTGACCCCAAGGCAGCCGACAAGATCTGGGATGACCTGTGTGCGTATGGTTCATGGTCATTCAACAAGAGCCACTCTGTGGCCTATGGCATGATCAGTTATCAATGCTGTTGGCTCAAGGCACATCACCCATTTGAGTTTGCAGCTGCCACTCTCAGCCATGAAAATGACCCTGGGAGGCAGATCCAGTTGCTCAGGGAGATGCATGCAGAAGGCTACAGCTATGTGCCAATTGACCCAGAGAACTCTGGCCGGAAATGGTCGATCGGAGACAGGGACGGAAAAAAGGTTCTTGTGGGCCCATTGAACAACGTCAAGGGCATAGGCCCGAAGCTGGTGGCCAACATCACAGCTGCCCGTAGCCGTGGTGAGCCAATGCCTGACCGTGCACGCAAGCTGATGGAGAATGCCGTCACTCCGATTGATTCTCTGTGGCCGATACGTGATGGGTTCAGGAAGCTGCTGCCTGAACCTGCTGAGAGAAACATATACACACCACCCACCAACATTGAAGATGTGCAGATTGAGGCAGATGATTACGAGACCCTTGTGTTCTGCACACTGAGCAAGATCAATCCACGTGACGAGAACGAAGTGGTGATCGTGGCAAGGCGAGGCTATGAGGTCAAGGATGGCTTGACCACCTCACTGAATTTGCAGTTGACAGATGACACAGACACTGTCTTCGGAAAGATTGACCGCTGGAAATTTCCTAAGATGGGCAAAGAGATTATTGATCGTGGTCGTGTGGGCAAAGCTCTGTACGCTATTAAAGGCAGGGTGCGTGGCGGTGGCTCATTCCGCATGATCATGATCAAAGGCATCAGATACATAGGAGACTTGGATGAAAATTAAATCGCTTGATGATCTGAAATCAGTCAGAGCATATCTAACAAGGGTGGGGGCAGAGGCCCGATCCCTCAAGACAGCTGTTATCAGGGAGCAGTTCGGTAACTATTGGAAAGACCTTGCAATCATCCGTTTCAACAAGGAAGGCGAAGTCAATTGCTCGGTCGCTGAGCACGCACCAACAGACTTGGAGGAGGCTTCCATCAAGCAGGAGTTCGCCAACGTAGAGTGGCCGACCATCAAGCCTCTGCACTCCATCGTCAAGCCTCCCAAGATGATCAAGGAAGCTGCCAAGGAGGACATATACGAATTCAGGAACACTACTGGTGAGATCATCTTCATTCAGGTACGCATTGAGCGTGAGGGAGACAAGAACTATGTGCCCTGGACCTTCTGGGACGATGACACGTGGCGGTGTTGTGAGCCTGACGGTCCATTGCCTTTGTACGGCGCAGACCGGCTCAAAGACAACTACGCAGTCTTCATCCACGAAGGAGCCAAAGCTGCCAGACACTGCCAGTGGATGGTTGATGCCGAGGAGGACAATGCCAAGAAGACTTTGGCGACGCACCCTTGGGGCAAGGAGCTAGCTGGTGCAGCTCACATAGGTTGGGTCGGTGGGGCCATGAGCCCGTACCGCACTGACTGGTCAATCCTGCAGAAGATGGGAATCAAAAGAGCATACATCGTAGCGGACAACGACGAGCCTGGGAGGGCAGCTGTACCAGCGATCTCTCAACAGCTCCGGGCACCAACATTCATGATTCAATTCACTAATGAGTGGCCAGCATCGTTTGATCTGGCTGATGAGTTCCCTGAGTACTTGTTCGGTGAGGCTGGCGAGGCGCGACACTATGTAGGACCTAGCTGGCGCGATTGCCTGCATCCTGCCACATGGGCCACCGATCTGGTAGCTAACCCCAAGGGCAAGGCCACCCCGGTACTCAGGGATTCATTCAAGCATATGTGGTCTTACGTTGAAGAGGCTGACATGTTCATCTGCACTGAGATGCCTGAGATCATCCGCTCAGAGCCGATACTGAATAAGATGCTGGCACCCTTCAGCCATGCAGCAGAGACTTCCCGGCTCATCACCAAGGCATATAGAGGCAGGTCCACTAGGGTGTGCTACCGTCCTGATCATGATGGGTTGTTGGTGACATTTAGGGGCAGCTCGGCAATCAACTTGCATGTCCCAACAAACATTAAGTCTGTCAAGGGTAATTCAAAGCCTTGGGAGGGCTTCCTGGGTTATATGTTCATGAATGAGAGCGAGTGCCATGAGGTCATGAGGTGGTGTGCAACCCTGATCGCCAAGCCAGAGATACGCATGGGCTACGGCATGTTGCTGGTCTCTGAGAAGCAAGGCATAGGCAAGACGACCCTAGGTGCCCACATCCTTGCGCCATTGGTAGGGGACCAAAATGTAGGCTTCCCTGGTGAGACTGACATAGCCAATTCAGCCTTCAATGACTGGATGGCCAACAAGCGCCTCGTCGTTGTGGGAGAGATATATTCCGGTCACTCATGGAAAGCCTACCACGCACTCAAGCCGGTGATTACTGACAGGGACGTGACCGTCAATCAGAAGTACATGAGGCAGTACCGTATTGAAAACTGGTGTCATGTGCTGGCCTCATCAAACTCCATGCGTGCATTGAAGATGGAGAACGATGATCGACGATGGTTCTATCCGGAGGTGAGCGAGGTGGCATGGCCCAAGAGCAAGTTCCGTGACCTGCGCAAATGGATTGATGGTGGTGGGCTAGCCATCATCAAGCACTGGGCAGAGAACTTCGGAGATTACGTTGATGTAGCTGACCGAGCGCCTATGACCGAGCGCAAGAAGGAGATGATTGAAGGCTCAAGGAGCGAGGCTCAGGCCGAAGCTGTGGCCTTGGCTGAAAGCCTAGCCGACTCTCAGGTTCCTGGCGCTATGGCCATGAAAGATGTGGTGATGTGGGTGCGCCAAGCCTCGCAGGGTAGGGTCTTTGACTCTGACTATGAGCTGCGCAAGGCGATGACTGAAGCTGGCTTACGCTCATGGCCGAAGAGGGTGAAGATTTCTGGCCGTTTGCAAAATGTGGTGATGAACGAGTTGCTGTGGGACGAGGCTAAACGTAACAAGGCAGACTCAATTGAAACCATTCGTGAGGCGTGCAAAAAGCCTTCCGAGTTTATGGAGTCAGCAATGTGATTGAAAGATATCAAAAGGGACATGTGAACGGGTTCGTGCCGCTTAGGTCAGGCAACATGGTGCATTTGATGATACCCAAGTGTGGGACCAACACTGTCGCTGAGGTGCTTCAGCATCGCAATGGCTGGGAGCGGTTCAGAGAAAAGATGTTTGATGAGGAGTGGGAGTACACTGCCATTGTGCGTCACCCTGTTGACCGTTGGGTGAGTGGGGCAATGCAATACGAGCAGGGTGGACAGCAGCGTCGGCATGGGTCTGTTGACAATGCCATTAAGAAGATGGTGTTTGACTGCCACACAGCGCCACAATATCTGTGGCTGATGGGCTTTGATGGTCATGTCAATCTCAAGTTGTTCAAGCTAGAGCACATTAAGCGTTTGTGGGAGCATCTTGGCATTACAAATTGGCGTGGAGTGCACAAACAGAAACGGATATACTTCCCAGGCCGAAGCAAGTTGGTGCTTGAGGAGAAGCATGAGGAACGCATCATGGATCACTATGCTGAGGATATGAGACTTTATGAAAGGGCAGAATGATGGCTGAGATAATAGGTGTGAAGAGGCCAGCGTGGCCTGTGAGGATGGAGATCAATGGCAAGGGTGTAAAGCTCAATGCTGATGGTAGTGTTGAAGGAGACATTGATGAGTTCATTAAGGAGGGTGAAGGGTATAAAGGTGATCTTGGTCCTCTTGGTGTTCCGCTTTGGTTGGTGCTCATACACCTGAGAGAAGAGAAAATATTCCAGAATGTCAGCAAAAATCAAGTGTGAGCGCGATGTGCGCAAATGGGTCACTAAAGAGTTTGGTGATCAGGTGCTGTGGGTTGAACATGCCTCTGGTGGCAGTGTTGGCTTCCCTGATTGTGTGCTGCTCATGGATCAGATGTGCTGGCCGATGGAGCTTAAATATGGCAACATTAAGAATGGCTATTGGTCTGGGTGGCTTCGTTCTGCACAAAGGATGGTTGGTAAACAGTTCTTGAAGCATGGTGTGAAAATGCACATCCTTGTTGGTTCGGAATTTGAAAAGGTGCTATGGCTGTGCTCTTTTGAAAAGTATTTTCAGGCTGGTGAAGATGATAAAGAGGTGAAAATGGAACCTGTTTCCTGTCGGCTTGATGTTGTTTCTGCATTGTCCAAGTTGCCTGCAGCTAAAAAGCTGTGTGATGGGCTGTCGTGATTGTGGAAAAAACCAAAAAGTTAAGTCCTTGTTTTCATTGAATACTGAGGTTCGGAGTTCGCTTTTTTTGCTTGTTTCAAGACTTTCAGGGAATTAATAAAGAGAAAGTAATTCCTAAGAGTTTTGGAATACAATGAAAAAAGCGAACTCCGAACCTTGAGCCATACAGACCTGAAACTGTGTGATTTGAAAACACACTTTGGCTTTATATAAAACAGGAATTTTTATTTTGTTTCTTTTTGTGGCAGTTTGGTGCATAACTTCTGTACCGTTTAGAACGGCGTGTTTACGGATTGGGAAGTGTGGCTGTTAAAAAATCAATGAATGGCACAGGCAAGGAGGCCACGCAATTTAAAGCAGGCAATCCTGGTCGTGCCAAAGGCTCGAAGAACAAGCGCACTGTGGCTGTGGCCGAAGCACTGCAGTCAGCGTTTGATGGCATTGGTGGGGTTGATGCTCTTATCAAATATGCAAAGACAGACACCGAAGGCTTTTATAAGCTATGGGTCAAGATGCTCCCACAACAAATTAAAGCAGACATAAGCATGAACGCTCCACTCATTGAGATCATCCAAGAGGGGAGGCGACGTGCATCACACAAACAAAGTTGATCCTGAGGTGATGCTGTGTGAGGACATGGCGCTCTTTTATACTGACCCATTAGGGTTTGTGATGTATGCATATGACTGGGACAATGATGCATCAATTCAGATAGTTGAGTTGGCTGAGCCATGGGCCAGTAAGTATAATAGTAAGTATGGTCCTGATAAGTGGTCATGCAAGTTCCTTGATCGTTTGGGTGAGGAAGTTAAGAAGCGAGGCTTTGATGGCATCAATGCTGTCAACCCCATACGCATGGCAGTGACGTCTGGCCATGGCGTAGGCAAGAGCGCAATGACTGGTTGGTTGGTCAACTGGATCATGAGCACTCGCCCATACGCTCAGGGCACAGTCACTGCCAACACATATGCTCAGCTTGAGACCAAGACGTGGGCCCAAATCATTAAGTGGACTAAGAAGTGTGCCACATCACATTGGTTCGCAACGTCAGCCACTAAGATGTATCACAAGGACCACTCGGAGTCCTGGTTTTGTTCAGCCCAGACATGCCGTGAAGAGAACAGTGAGGCATTCGCTGGTCAGCATGCTGTGAACAGTACATCCTTTTACATCAATGATGAAGGCTCTGCCATTGCCAATATCATTTATGAGGTGCAGGAGGGTGGCCTGACCGATGGTGAGTCTATGCAGTTTAACTTTGGCAACCCAACACGCAACACTGGCTTCTTCCGTGAGTGCTGGCGCAAGTTCCGTCATCGCTGGATCACATTCAAGGTGGACAGCCGTGATGTTCAGATCACCAACAAAGAGCACCTACAGTCGCTCATTGATGACTATGGCATTAATAGTGACACTGTCAAGGTGCGTGTACTAGGTGAGTTCCCAGCCCAGTCATTCAAGCAATTCATCAACGAGGCTGATGTTGAGGCAGCCATGGATCGTCACATCAAGCAGACATCCTACAGCTTTGCACCCAAGGTCATTGGCGTTGACCCGTCATGGTCAGGAGATGATGAGTTCGTCATAGGCATTCGCCAAGGACTCTTTTATAAGCAGCTGGGTAAATGGGAGAAGAATGATAATGATATTGAGATGGCCAACATCATTGCACGATTTGAGGATGATGAGGGAGCTGATGCTGTCCACGTTGACGGTGGGTTTGGCACTGGCATTGTGAGTGCTGGCAAGACCATGGGTCGCAACTGGCAGATTGTATGGTTTAGCGCCAAGAGCCCAGATGTCGGTTGCATGAACCTGCGTGCCTATATGTGGAACCAAACACGTGTGTGGCTTAAGGACGGTGGGTGCATCCCTAAGGACGACATCCTTCATAGTGACCTCACAGGCCCAGAGACTGTGCCTCGTGTTGATGGCAAGATCCAGCTGGAGTCCAAAGAGGATATGAAGCGTCGTGGTGTGCCATCGCCCAACAGAGCTGATGCTCTGGCTCTGACATTTGCTATGCCTGTGGTCAAGGTTGATCATGTGCCAGTTAAGAAACAGAAAGCCCAGCATGACTTTGACCCATATGCACAGGAGAACGCATAATGTGTATTGGCCCTTTCGCACCTAAAATCCCATCACCACCCAAGTTTGAGCCACCGCCAGTTCCGCCACCACCGCCGCCACCTCCCACCAAGGCGAATGAATCGGTGAGGCGGGCACGTGAGGATGCTGAAACGCGTGCACGCCACCTTGCTGGTGACCGTTCAACCATTGGCCCCCTAGGTGCACAAGGACTATTGGTGCCAGAGAATACTGGCAAGACAACTCTGTTAGGAGGTTAGACCGATGTGTGGAGGATCAGCGCCATCACCACCAGCGCCAGCGCCAGCGCCAGCGCCGCCACCGCCTGCTCCGTTGCCTCCCAAGGCACCAAAGGGCAGTAGGCGTCGTGCCAATGCAGCTTACTCAGCAACAAGGTCCAGGAACTCTGGAGCTTTGCAGCAGACAGGCGCAAGTGCAACCATCGGATCAAGCACCTTGCTGTCACAGGTAGGAGCAGGGTCCACTGGCAAGACTCTTTTAGGAGCTTAACTTGGCCACAGTCAATCCCATCGCAGGATCCAGCAACACAAAGCCCACCACAGCGCATGATTATGTCACACGCCGCATTGGTGCTATGAACTCAGAAAGAGCTTCGTGGGACTTCCATTGGAAAGACTTAATGGATAACTTCTCTCCTCGCAGAGGGAAGTTTCTATCCACTGACCGGAACAAAGGCGCTAAGCGAAACACATTATCAAATAATACACCTTTGTTCGCTAGACGAGTTCTGGTCAGTGGGCTTATGACGGGCATCACCAGCCCAGCAAGACCTTGGTTCCGGCTGTCATCGCCAGACCCTGACATGGATGACTTTGGCCCAGTACGTGAGTGGCTTGACAGTGCAGAGAAGCTGATGTACAAAGTGTTTGCCTCGTCCAACTTGTACAAGGCGCTGCCACTCATTTACGAAGAGGCAGGAGTCATCGGTACAGCTGCCATGATCCAAGAGGATGATTTTGACAACGTCATACGCTTCACCAACTTCACTGTTGGCGAGTACATGCTGGACATTGATGGCAGGTTGAAGGTGGACACATTTGGTCGTGAGTATGAGATGACCGTTCACCAGTTGATTGATGAATTTGGTTACGAGAATGTCAGTCGGACTGTTCAGAACCTTTATGACGTGGGCACATATGGCTCATGGATCAAGGTCGTCCACCTGATTGAGCCAGTCAGCAACATGGAGTTTGATGAGTTTAATCTTGATCCGAAGTTCAAGTGGCGCTCTATCTATTATGAACCAGGCAGGGACGGCCTACATAAGACCAAGTTCCTCCGTGTCAAAGGCTATGAGAATTTTCCAATCCTTGCCCCTCGTTGGGATGCCAAGGCAGGTGACATATATGGATTCAGCCCTGGCATGGATGCTCTGGGCGATAGCCGGGTACTGCAGGTTCAAGAGCGTGAGAAGGGCAAGGCAATTGCCAAGATGGTTGCCCCACCGACCACTGCTCCAAGCGCACTCAAGAATACCAATGTCAGCTTGCTTCCTGGAGCGAACAACTTTAGTGATGACCCTAATAACATCTTTAAGCCGATCTATCAGGTTAACCCCAGAGTGGCAGAGCTGAGTGCAGACATACAGTTGACAGAGGATCGCATCAACAGAGCCTTTTACGTGGATCTGTTCCTGTTGATCAGTCGGCAGGACGATATACGCACAGCCACTGAGATCAACGCAAGGCAGGAGGAGAAGCTGCTTCAGCTAGGTCCAGTGCTTGAGGGCATGCATGACGAGCTACTTGACCCGCTCATTGACAACACCTTTGCTCGCCTGATGAGGCTGAGTGAGCCGGGATGGTCAGACGAAAGCCAGCCCCAGATGCTTCCGCCACCTCCTGATGAGATCTTCGGTGCAGAGCTCAAGGTTGATTACATCAGCATCCTCGCTCAAGCCCAGAAGCTGGTAAGCACTGGCGCTATGGAGCGTTGGGTTGGGTTCACTGGTCAGCTAGCTGGCTTACGGCCGGAAGTTCTTGATAAGCTCAATGCTGACGAGATCGTTGAGATCATGGCAGATGATCTTGGTGTTCCGAACCAAGTGGTTATTGGTGAGGAGCAGGTTCAAGAGCAACGTCAGGCACGTGCCGAGAAGATAGCGCAGCAAGAGACTGCACAGAGCCTCCAAGGTGTAATAGAAGGAGCCAAAGGATTAAGCGACACCGATACCACTGCTGGCAATGTGCTGGGTGATCTTGTTGGTGGGTTGAATTCGCAGGGAGGCCAATAATGGCAGAAGTAGCTGAAGACTTTACTGACCCACGGCAGCACAAAAAGCGAAGCAAGGCTTTCAAGCTGCGTGAGACAAAGGAGAAGGAAGACTTAAGCAAGATGCTTAAAGACCCATCAGGGCGCAGAGTGCTATGGCGGATCATGGAGCAATCAAAATTGTTGGCGCCAGATATGTTCACTGGCAACAGCACCACTTTTTACAACCTGGGCAAGCGTGACCTCGGTCTTTGGTTGTACAACGAAATCATGGGGTCAGAACCTCAAGCGTTCATGAAGATCATGGACGAGCAATTAAAGGAGACGTTACATGGCTGAAAAAGTTGCGGAAGAAAACACCGAACCCGCAGGTGAAAGTCAAGACGAGTCTTCAGACGATAAGGACGTGACCTCCTCGGCCGACGAAACCTTATTGACTAAAGACGAAGCTGCTGATCAAGATGCCGACAAAGCAGAGGACACCGAGAGTGACGATGCTGAAGGCGACGGTGAAGCAGAGCCTGTTGATTACGAAGATCTTACAATGCCTGAGGGCATGGAGATCGACGAGGCAATGTTGGGAGAATTCAAAGATATCGCTGCCAAGATGAATGATGGTAAGGGATTGTCCAAAGAAGATGCCCAGCTGCTTGTTGATTTCAGAGCTAAGACCGTCAAGGATTCAATAGGCGAATGGGAGCTCAAGTTCTCTGAGTGGCGAGGCGAACTGCTAAGCGACAAAGAGATCGGTGGTGACAAGTTTAAAGCAGAAACTGTCCCCAACGTCCTTGCAGCCACCGAAAGGTATGGCGACAAGGAGATGCTTGTCCTCCTACAAACGAACAAGATGTATGGTGAGAACCCTGCACTCGTTCGCATGCTAAACCGTGTCGGGGAAACACTGCGAGCAGATCAACACGCTCGTGGAAGAGCGTCGGGACCGAATGATGAAGAAGCTCGGTTGCGTCGCATGTATCCAAGCCATTACAACGAGGACGGGACCATGAAAGAACAAACGACTGGTTCCAAGTCTTAGTTGCATGCTAAATAAGGAGAAAAGCAAATGGCAACTCTCTCTGTCAAAAATCCCACTTTGCTGGATCTGGCTAAGGCCACTGATCCGGATGGTGGGATCGCAGACATCGTTGAGATCCTCTCTGAAACGAATGAGGTTCTTGATGACATGACCTGGGTCGAGGGCAACCTCACCTCAGGCAATAGAACGTCGATCCGTACTGGACTGCCCACCCCTACGTGGCGCAAGATGTATGGCGGCGTGCAGCCGGACAAGGGCACTCAGACCCAAGTCGATGACACCACAGGTATGCTGGAAGCATATGCTGAGGTGGACAAGGCTTTGGCTGATTTGTCCAACAACACTGCAGCTTTCAGGATGGTTGAAGAACGTGGCCACCTTGAAGGTCTCAACCAGGAAATCGTCGATACGCTGTTTTATGGAAATGAAGACTCCGAGCCGGAAGCCTTTACTGGTCTTTCTCCTCGCTTCAACTCCACCACTGCAGCCAACGGCGAGAACGTCATCGCAGGTGGTGGCAGTGGTTCAGACAACGCCTCAATCTGGCTTATTGTTTGGTCACCTCAGACATGCTTCGGCATCATCCCCAAAGGCTCGGTTGCTGGTCTTCAGCGCACTGATCTTGGTGAAGTCACCATTGAGGATGCATCTGATGGCTCCAACTCTGGCCGCATGCAGGCGTATCGGACTCACTATCGCTGGGATGCAGGCCTCTGTGTCCGTGATTGGCGTTATGTGGTTCGCATCGCCAACATCGACAAAAGTACTCTGACTGCAGATGCATCCAGTGGTGCTGATATCCCTGACCTGATGTTTCAGGCTATGACGCAGATCCCCAACCTTTCGCTTGGTCGGGCTGCTTGGTACATGTCTCGTAACACCATGTCGTACTGTCGTCGCCAGGCAACCAATGCTACGTCTGGTTCCACTTTGACCATCGATAATGTGGGCGGTAAGATGATCACCCACTTCTCGGGCATTCCTCTGCGGCGTTGCGACAGCCTCTCCGCTGATGAAGCAACGGTCAGCTAACCCTGGATCAAGAAGGAGTATTGAAATGATCTTGGATGAAAGACTTGAGTTCTGCGACGATACGGACATTTCGGCATCTGCCGGCACCGCTCTCGTTGGAGACGTCATCGACCTGGAAGTTGCCCGCGACATTGGCGGTGGTCAGCCGATCTATCTGTATATCCGTACAGGTGGCACGGAAATCATCACCGGTGGCTCAGCTGGAACACTCGGGTTCAAACTGGCATCAGACTCTGGGGCTGCGATCAGCACCTCAACGTCAACGATCCATCTTGCGACGACGCTGTTCGTCACTGATGGCACAGATGCTAATGCTGCAGAGATGAAAGTCGGCGGCACCATCTTCTTTGGGGCACTCCCAGGTGAAGGTGATCCATACGAGCGTTACGTAGGCCTCTTGGCTGTAACTGCGACGACCACGACGACTGCTGGCACGATCAATGCCGGTTTGACGTTTGATCCGTCAACGTTCTCGTCCAATAAGGTGTACGCGGACGCCACCAACTAAAGGGTGTTAGCAGGGGAGCGGTAACACCCGCTCCCCACCCTTGCCATTGAGAAGGAGCAATTGATATGGCATCATTCACTTCTGCTGGTGACTCTCTCGTATTGTCTGTCCCTAATAAAGGAACGACAATTGATGTGGCGATCTCCGGCACTTACAACATGACCATCGACCTTGAGCGTGAGGTTGGGGCTGTGGGCTCTGGTGCATGGGAGTTGATTGAAAGCTATTCAACTGCCAATGCCACAGTCGCAGATACTTATACGTCTGACAATTTCAACGAGCGCATTCGGCTCTTTGTTACTGTTGACACATCAGGAACTGCGACTGCTACTCTCACCGACAATGATGATAAGCTGAAGACCAAGTGGACTGATCAGGTTGGCAATGCTCTTATGGAGTTGCGTGATTCTGGTCTGATCCTTTATAAAGGTGTGCGTCATGGCACTGGGCATTCCGCTGTTGTTAATACAACAGAGGCCTTGGCCTTGACTGCTGCAGCTCATGCCGGTCGTATTGTCACCGCCAATCATGCAACAGGTTTTGCAATCACATTGCCTGAAGCAATTGGCAATGGTGATGTTTACACAGTCTTCTATGGTACTACCGTTGCGTCTGGTAGTGCAACAATTGTGGCTCCATCGGCCAGCACATCGTTCCTTGGTGGTTGTGGAATCTCAACCGATATCGCAGGTGTGACGATCATCTGTAATACCGGCGATGATACCATCACCATGAACGGTGGGACGACTGGCGGTCTGCTCGGTACTTGGTTCCGGTTCACAGACGTTGCCTCGGGCATCTTTATGCTTGAAGGCTTCCTCTGCTCGACTGGCTCCGAAGCTGATCCATTCAGCGCAGCCGTTTAAGGAGCAGTACCATGCTTGTGAACTTTAAAAGGGATTTTCATTATGGGGAGGGTCGTTTCAGGGAGCGAAATAACCCTAATGAGGTTCCAGACTCAATGGCGGACGAACTTCCCGCTGATGTAGAGATCGTTGAAGGTCCAGCGAAGAAGGCTAAAGCCAAGGCACCTAAAAAGGTCAAGGCGAAGGCAAAGGCTTAAGTCTAGAAGGGGACAGGGTTTACCTCCCTGGCCCTTGTCCCCTTCGCTCTTATGAGGAATTGAAATGGCAGTTAGCGAAGCACAGATTTGCAACTTGGCTCTTGCTCACATCAAGCAGACCAAGACCACAATCGCCAATCTTGATACAGACACAGGCAATACAGCTGTTCAGTGCAGGATTCACTATGATACATGTAGGCAGTTTGTGCTCGTTGATCATAACTGGAACTTTGCAACACGCAGAGTTGGCTTGGCAGACATAAGCTCTGACCCGATGTCGCCGGTCATCTGGGGGTTCCGTTATGACTACCCATCTGACTGCCTTAAGATACAAGAGATTGAGCCTCTCAACAAGCTTAACTCTCCAACCCCATTTGCTGTTGAACAGGAAAATGATGGGTCGGGACTCAGCATCTTGACCGATCAGGAGGATGCTCGTGTTGCTTACACCACAGATGTTACCAACACCACCCTGTTCTCACCAGCCTTCATCAAGTCTCTTGGCTGGTACCTTGCCAGCGAGCTTGCCCCGGCACTGTCAGGAAGCGAGACAATTCAAGAGGCTGCACTGACAGTTTATCGCAACACGCTCATTGCTGCCCAGGCAATCGACTCTGGCGAAGGACAAGCAGACCCAGAGCTCAATTCACCTTGGGAGCGTGCAAGAATAGGGGGACGCGCATAATGCCAACAAAGTTGGATGCTAAACTTTTCAGAATGTTTCCCACAAATCAAAATAAATTTGATCCTGAGGGTTCAGAATATGATATGGAAACTGCTTTGAAAGCAGGAATGACTGCGAGTGAGGACCCTGGTGAAAATTTTGGTCATTTTGGTTCTGTTGTTCAGACTACAAAAAAGGAGCGAAAAAAACATAATTTGCCTGAAGACAGTTTCTTAATTCTTAAGGGTCGTAACCATCCCACTTTTCATAAAGCTGAAGAGGCTGAAAACAAACGAGGTTTTAAGATTGTCAAAAAGGGAAAAAGATACTATTCAATTCCAGATCCCGAAGGTGAAGGCACCATGCTAAACTTTTCAACATACTCCATTTGATGAGCTTGAGAGAAGAATAAAATAATGCCATCGGAAATCCCACAAATAGCATTTTCAGGCGGCGCTATATCGCCAGCAACATTCTCACGTGCTGACCTTGCCAAGTTCGGTTCGGCGGTCAAGACGTTGCGCAACTTCTTTGTGAGGGCAGAAGGTGGTGCCTCAAACAGAGCTGGCTTCACCTATATGAAGGAAACAAAGGACAGTTCTGTTCAGTCTCGCATCATTGGTTTTGAGTTTAACGAGGAGCAAGCTTACATCTTGGAGTTTGGCAATCTTTATTGCAGGGTGTACAGCAATGGCGGTGCCGTGCTTGAATCAACAACTACGATATCAGGTGCAACAGTTGCCAACCCTGTTGTGATCACTGATACAGCACACCCATATTCCAATGGTGAGGAGATATTCATCACTGGTGTTGTGGGCATGACTGAGTTGAATGATAAGTTTTACAAGGTGGCCAATAAAGCCACAAACACTTACGAGCTTACAGACATTGATGATGCTAACATTGATGGATCAGCATTCACAGCCTATTCATCCGCTGGCACATCAGCAGTTGTCCACACCATCACCACACCTTACACGACTGCCGATCTTGCTAAGCTGAAGTACAGGCAATCGAACGACACACTTTATTTAACCCATACATCTTATGCACCACGCACTTTGGTCAGGACTGGTGCAGCCAACTGGACTCTCACTGTCATAGACTTTGAGCCAGACCATACATTCCCAACAGGGATAGGTGTTACAGTTAACACCACTGGCAGCGAGACCGATATTTATATTGTGACAGCAGTGGCTGAAGAGACTGCAGAGGAAAGTCTTATTGGCATCAACAATACCACTCAGGCTATATCTGGTGCCACTGCTGCTGACCCAGTTGTGCTCACTGTTACGTCGCACCCATTCGAGGATGGGGATGAAATCCACATATCTGGCGTGGTCGGGATGACTGAGCTCAATGGTCGCCGTTTCATTGTTGCCAATGAAGCAACAAATAGCATTGAGCTTAAAGATGAAGATGGCTCTGCACACACCACCTACAGCTCAGGTGGCTCGGCCAATCAGACATTTGTGAAAGTTACGAACAGCAACACCACGAGAGACAACACAATAGCATGGACTGCTGTTGCCGGCACTGATTCATACAACGTCTATCGAGAGGATAATGGGCTCAAAGGGTTCATTGGAGCAACAGAGGATGCTACATTCCTGGACGACAACATTGCACCCGATCTGGATGATACCGCTCCCAAGTGGCGGCAACCATTTGAGACAGCCACCAACTACCCAGGAGCGATTGGCCTTCATGAGCAGAGGTCTGTCTTTGGCAATACAACCACAGACCCATTGACGCTCTGGATGTCACAGACATCTCAGTTTGAGAACATGAATGTGTCATCTCCAACACGAGACGCTGACGCTGTTACAGTCAGGCTGGTGACTGGGCGAGGCAATGAGATTCGTCACTTTAGGTCTTTCCAGGACCGGCTGTTTATCTTTACATCTGGTGCTGTGTGGTCGCTGCAGCCTGGTGGTGACGTTGATGCCATAACCCCAGCCTCAAAGAAGCTGTCAATTGAAGAGTATCTTGGATCAACCGATGTGCCACCTCTGACGATTAAGTCGAACCTACTCATCTGCTCTGGCCAAGCCAACCTTGGCTTCGAAATCCACTCCCTAGGCTACAAGTTTGAGACTGATGCTTACGCTGGCTCTGACCTGACTGTCCTTGCTCGGAATTTGTTTGAAGACTACACCATCAACGAGTGGGCATACGCAGAGCGCCCATTCAGGTTTGTGGCATGCATCAGAGACGATGGCAAGATTCTTGTCATGACCTATCTCCAGGAGCACCAGGTGTTTGCATGGAGTTTGTGGGAAGCGTCTGGAACCGATGCCGCCTTTGAGAGTATTGCTTCTGTGCCAGAGGGTCAGGTTGACAAGATTTATGTGATTGTCAAGCGCACAATAAACGGATCAACCAAAAGATACATTGAGCATCTTCACACCAGATCATTCACAGCCATCGAAGATGCCTTCTTTGTTGACAGTGGCCTTACTCTTGATACGCCAATCACGATCACAGGTATCACAGCTGCCAATCCTGCAGTTGTCACAGCAACTGCCCATGGCCTGACCGATGGTGATCCTGTCAAGATCAGGGATGTGTCTGGGATGACAGAGGTTAATGGGGATCAGTTCATCGTCATTGAGAAGACGACCAACACCTTTGAGATACTGGATACAGATGGTTTTCACAATGTCACTGGTGTCACAGCAGCCAACCCTGGGGTTGTCACGACACTCAGCGCCCATGGGTTCACCACTGGGGATGAGGTTGGCTTCTTGACGATTGGTGGCATGACTGAGCTGAATGGCAATGGTTACACAATCACTGTGTTAACAACAACCACTTTTTCAATCGGAGTTGACACATCCGCATTCACTACATTTACGAATGGCGGAAAGGTATACTTGAACACTGATTCCTCAGCCTTCACAGCTTATGCCTCGGGCGGCGAGGTGCACCTGGAGGTGACATCTGTTTCTGGCCTTGATCATCTTGAAGGTGAAGCAGTTATTGCGCTTGCTGATGGCAATCTTGTCACAGGCTTGACGGTTGCAAGTGGTGCCGTCACGCTAGCCACTGCAGCATCGGTAGTTCACGTCGGGAAGAGTTACGATGGTACGATTGATAGCTTACCACTGGACCTTCCTGGCCCAGTACCGACAGTTGCAAAGCGCAAAGTTGTTAAGCAGGTGTCAGTCAGGGTTCAGGACACTCGTGGTTTGTTCATTGGGCCGGATTCAACCGACCTTGAGGAATACCCATCAAGGTCAACCGAGCTGTGGGGTGATCCTGCTGCGACCTTGACCGATTTAATCAAGTTGCCCATCAGTGATGATTGGGCTCGAGAGGCTGGGATAACAATTAAGTCTGAACAGGGATTGCCAATGACAATACTCTCAATGATGGTGGACACCGATGTCGGATCATGATTATGAGATCAGAGAGTCAAAGCTGGAGGATGCATTCCTCATGGCTCACAACATGAGAGAGGTGGATGTTCAGGAAATATGGGCCTCTCACATGATCAGGCCTCTTGAGGCTCTGGTTTATTGCATTCGCAACTCTGAGAATTCAACCACTGGCTTAGTTGATGGTGAGATTGCCTGCATGTTTGGAATCATTCGTCAAAACTTATTAGGATCAGTTGGAACCATCTGGTTGCTTGGCACAGACTTGCTTAAAATGCATGGGATTCGCTTTTTGAGAGAGAATAAAAAGAAAATTGTTGAAATCTCTGAAGAATTCACGATAATAGAAAATTATTGTGATGCTCGCAACAGGACAACGCTGAAATGGCTTGATTGGCTTGGGTTCGTAATAGAAGAAGCGAAGCCTTATGGTATTTACAATCTCCCATTCCACCATTTTCACAAAGAGGTGGCATGATGTGCTTTGATGTAGTGTCTGCAGCCACCATGGCATCCATATTCGGTAAAGGTGTTGGTGCCTTGACTGCGTTTGATGTCATAGGTGTGGTCGGCACAGTTGTTTCAGCAACAAGCTCGTATCAGACTGCCACCAATCAGCAGGATCAGTACGCATATCAGGCTGCAGTTAACCGGAATAATGCAATTATCAGGGATCGGCAAGCAGCAGATGTGGAAGCACAAGGCAGGCAGGACGCTCAGACCCGCAAGTTATTGACAAAGGCACAAGCTGATCGTGCTTTGGTCAGCTTGGCTGGCCAAGGCGGTGATGTAACCACAGGAACCTCAATCAATCTTTTGGCTGACATCGAAGAAGCTGGCGAGCTTGACCGGCTCAAGGACATAAATAATGCAGAACGGGAAGCAAGTGCTATTCGAGCTGATGCTACCAACTTAAGAGCGAATGCAATTGCCAATGAAAGGGCGGCTGGCTCAATAAACCCACTTCTTACAGCAGGCACCACTGCTTTGTCCGGACTTGGGACAGTGGGTGCTCAATGGTACCAGAGATCTTCCCCGTCTAATATTATCATTACCGGTGGCCAACAACCGCCATCTCGTACACTCCCTCGCGCTCGCAATAGTGAGTGGGACTTTGGGTTACTTACATAATGGCTACAGTTCCAACACCTCTTTCTCTTGGGCAGGGCCAAGTTCAGACAACTCCTGACAGGACACCGCTGCAAAGCCCAGACATAAATGCAGTCACTGCGCCTGGTCGTATCCAAGCAGAACAGCTTAGCAATCTTGGCGGTGCCATCGCCCAGACAAGCTCCAATATTCAGCTGGCAGTTGATAAGGTGAAGAGCCGAGAGGACACCATCGATCGTGCTCGCAAGATCACACAGTTTAATAAAGAAGCAGAGAAGATTCTTCAGACTGCCAAGGACACCACAGACCTGTCATTGCCTGAGGCCATTCAAGACCTTAATACACAGCTCAGGGCCAAGCAGAACGAGCTTCTGTCAGACCATGGTGGCTCAGGCGACAGCAATGCAACTTTGGCTGCCCAGCTTGAGGTAGCAAGGTCTGGCTTTGCTAGCCTAGGAGCGCAAGAAAATGTTACACGGCAAAAGGCCATCGTCAATAACATCCTTGAAGAGAGGATGGGTGGCATAACAGCACAGGCGTTAAGAGAGCCAGGAGGATTAGAGAAGTATTTCAAGGAGTGGGACAGCGTTGTCGCTGATATGGCTGATGGCCTGGACCCAGAGGAAGAGATAGCTCACCTAGAGGCTGGCAGGTCCGCTATCGTGTTGAGCGCCATTGATGCTTTCATAGCCAGAGGGAATTACCTTGAGGCTAAGAAGCTGATTAATGAGAATCCATTCGTGATGAAGGCTCTTGATCCGGCACAGCAGCGTCAGGTGATGACCGAGATCGCCACAGGCCTTAAGGCTCAGGACGCATTGAATAATGCAGGCAATCTCAAGGTTCAAGAGGCTGAGCAAATCCTTGGTCGCAAACTCAACGGCCCAGAACGGGTCAAGTTGGCTGGCCTTGCTAATACAGGAACCCAGACTATAGCTGGGAAGATAGCAGACATTGAAAAAGCAATCGGTCGCGAACTCACTCGCGAGCAGAAAGAAGTCCTTGCTGGTCTCAGGTCCAAGCCGACAGCCGGAGGTGGCGAACTCGTCACCGAGGCGGGCAAGGCTTGGTCCGATGTTGACAGGGCCAAGGATAGGTGGGGGGAAGGATCCACACAGCACAACGCATTGGTGGAAGTCGCAAAAGCCCTACAGAGCGGAGAAGACATCTCCGTGTCAGATGAGGGTGGCCTTCGGAAAGAATTCACGAAGCTCGCTCAGCCTTACGTCTTAGTGCGAGACGCATACGACAAAATCGAGGTTTCGGCCAAAAACTCAACACCAGCTGGTGATATCTCTCTGATCATTGCCTATATGAAGCTGTTGGATCCAGGCTCAACTGTTCGCGAGGGTGAGTTCGCCACCGCCGAACAAGCAGGTAATGTTGGTCAACGGATTTACTCCATGTATGTAAAGCTGGTCACCTCTAAAGGTCGCCTCTCCCCTGAACAACGAAGCGACTTCGTGCAACGCTCCAAGGCGCTCATGCAAGGGTATCAGAAGAGTCACGAGCACCTCGAGGTGGTATTTAGGAAGTTAGCTAAATCCATGGGTGCGAACCCAGACCACGTCGTCATCGATTTCGTTGGCGATCGCGACCGGATCAATCAACTACTACCAGAAGACGGCCCTGTCGATGATGTGATACCGATAGAGCCAACTGAGATTGACCTAAAGGGTGAGCCTATTGTGTCCCAGCCAAGGTCTGTCGCAGATGAAAACGGGCGTTCAGAGAGCCAGCCAGCAAAAGTGAAGCGTGATCCGAATGCGAAGATTGATTTCGATAATATGGATGCTGCAGCGTTAGGCCAAATTGACATCAAGGGACTGTCCAAGGCTGATAAGAACGCTCTCAGAAAACGTCTCAAGGAGCTTGGGCTATGATGGCAGAGCCTAACCTTATCAATCCTGATGAGTCTCCTGTTTCTGGTGGTCTCTTTGGGACCACTACAGAAGAGGAAGCTGTAATTGCGCCTGCAGACCTTACGTCTGGGATCATACCAAAAGAAGAAGAGGTGCAGAACCCGCCAGGACAAGATGGTGCACCAGAACCGATAAGTCCAGCTCCTGTTGATGAGGACGTTGAGCCACCTCAAGAACCTGACGAAACAGTACCACCCACAGAAGAGGCTCCAGGTCCAGAGCCTCAACCTGATGAGGTAGAACCAAATACTGAGGCCTCGCTTGAAGATGCCCAGCTTAACCTTCGCTTATCGATAGCCAGAGGCGAAGACCCGACAGCTCCGAAGAAGATTCATGTGAAGATCGGTGACACTGAAATCATCATCAATCATGTTGGCCTTGGGCCACCGACATCAGAAGAGATCAAGGCTGCTATCGCAAATTACAGAAAAACACCTGAATTTGCAGCCACCATCGACAAAGAGACTGGCTCCTCTAACAGGATAAGGCTCGCAGTTGGCTCTGCTCAAACCCCAGAAGACAAGCTGGCCACGCTGCGTAGGTTTTACCCTGATGCAGTTGCATACGATGGCGACAACTTTGTGTATACTGATCCAAGCACAGGAAAGACCATCTTGCACAATCCAGAAGGCTTGGACGTTGGAGATGTTGCTGGATCAGCCAGAGAAATCACCCAAGGTGTGTTTTCAACAGGTGGTGCTGTGGCTGGCGGTACTGGTGGTTTTATAGTAGGGACGCCTACAGGCCCAGGAGCGCTCCTGACAGGGACTAAAGGAGCCATCATAGGGTCTGGGGTTGGAAATGCCTTAGGAGGTGCTACATTTGACTTTTTTGCTAGTGCTTTTGGGCTGACTGTGGACACGAGAGGTCCCCTGGAGCAAACCCTTGGGACAGTCACTGACTATGGTATTGGCGTTGTTGGCCAGAGGGGCGGTGATATTGCATCAATTGGCCTCCAGAAAGCCTTTGGTGGTGGAAAAGAGGGAGCCAAGTTTCTTTACCAACAGTTTATCAAGTTGGGCGTTAAGGAGCCTCCGGCCGGAGCAGTCACTGGAAGCAGGGCACTTGGCTCGATCGAGAAAGGTTTAGGTAACACCCCATCTTCGGCTCAGATACTTCAAGACAAGGCAGAGGCAGTTATTAAGCAGGTGACAGAAACAGCCAGGAAGACTGTTGCAAAGTTTGGCGAAGCCAAAAGCACTCAGGGTGCTGGCCAAATAGTTAAGAAGGCAGCAGAGAATGCTGCAAAGAAATTTGGGTTTAAGCAAGAGAAGATTTACACCGAAGCCTTTGATCTGGTTGGCGAGAACGCACCTGTTGCCCTGAATGCTGTCAAGGTTCTCAGGCAGGAGCTGGAGGATCAGCTTGCCACAGCACCAGCCTCCCTTGCCAAAAGCCTTGGGCCTGCAATCAAATTCCTGAAAGGTGTCGAAAAGGATGCTCCAACATTCAAGTCATTCCGTATGATAAGGACAACTCTAAGGGAAGATCTTGCCTCACCGACCTTGACTGGCTCATCAGGGTCTGGCAACTTGAACATGGCAAGGGCATATGGGGCGCTGACACAGGACATGTCGGCCACTGCTGCTCGGGCTGGACCAAAGGCTGCTTCTAAGATAAAACAGGCAGACAAGCTTACTCGTATATGGATGGAGAAGTCTGCAGCCTTGATGAATAAGATTGACAAGTTCGATGCAGATGAGAAGGCATTCAAGTTCATACAAACATCTGCCAAGGATGGTGGCTCTGCTCTTGCAAGACTGCGTGGCCACTTTGCGCCAGAAGAGTGGGATGTGATTGCTGCAACAGTTCTTCACAAGATGGGCCTCGCAACAAACAGTGCACAAAATGCCGCTGGCGATGTCTTCTCTGTGTCAACATTCATGACCAATTATGCAAAGTTGGCGAAGGATGCTCCAGAGGCTTTGAAGGTCTTGTTCAGTGGACCACGGTACAAAGAGGCCAACGAGGCTCTTAATCTCTTAGTTCGGGCCACATCATCGCTGAAGGCTATTGAGAAGCTGACCAACTCTTCCAACACTGCCAATAGCATGATTGCATATTCAACGATCTCCACCCTAGGTGCTGCATTGGGTGCAGCGGCAGGTGGGGATCTCCCCTCTGCCGCTGGCGGCGTTATAACAGTCATTGTTGCACCAAGGGTGGCGGCTAAGCTGATCACCAATCCTAAATTTGTTAAATGGCTCGTCACACCCATAACAGACCCATCCAAGATTCCTGCGCATATAGGGAGGCTGGTTGGGATCGGCAAGGTTGCTCCGGAGATCAAAGAGGAAATTCATGCATACATCAAGGCGCTAAGTGGAGAACCTGAAGGAGCAGCAGAATGACACTCACAACACAGACCCCTAAAGAGATCAAGACAGGCAATGGGAGCACGACTGTTTGGTCATTCACATTTGTGATTAATCAATCATCTGACCTTGTTGTTGTCAAGACTGTCACTGCCACTGACGCTGAAACAACACTCACTGAGGGCACTGGCACCACCAACTATTCTGTGTCTGTTGGCACGTATCCTGGTAATGGCTCAATTACTTATCCTGCAACTCTGGGCACTGAACTTCCATCAACTGAGACGATAACCCTCAAGCGTGTTGTTGATATTGACCAAGACACCGACCTAGTCAACCAAGGTGCATGGTCGCCAAGCACAGTTGAGAATGCATTTGATTATTCACGCATGATTGATCTCCAGCAAGACGAGGACATTGACAGGTCACTCAAGGTTCCTGTTTCTGTTGACACAAGTGCTGTTTCGACAACGCTTCCTGCTCCTGTTGGTGGCAGCTATATCAGATGGAATGCTGGCGGTACAGCGATGGAGAACACCACCACCACAGCAGGGCAGCATTTAATAGCTGATGGCACTGTCTCACTTCCTGGATATTCATTCACCTCTGACTCTAACACTGGGTTCTATAGGATTGGCTCTGGCAACGTTGCTTATTCAGCCGATGGGTCAAAGGTCGTTGATTACAGCACTTCTGGAGTAAGCATAACAGGTACCCTTACATCATCAGGGATTCTTTCCGTTGATGACACTACTGAAAGCACTTCTGGCACCACGGGTTCTATACACACCGATGGCGGATTGGGTGTGGCTAAGAAATTACACGTTGTCGGTGTCGCCACCCACGGCGACGACATAGTTTCCGACACAGATAGTACTGATGATTTGGGCACAACCGGAGTGCGGTGGGCCAATCTTTGGGTCGATGATATTACGATGACCAACGACCTCGATGTTGGCAACGACCTCACAGTCGCCGGTAACCTA